CCGGAATTTCAAGTTTTTTTGCGATCTCGTTTTTTTTACGTTCTAACGCCTTTTGAATTATCGCGTCTTTTCGCTTTTGCTTTTCTTGTCATCGTCCTTTCGTCATTTCACGCGTTCTTGAACTATACGTCAAACCTTTGTCCAATCGAAAGCTCTTTATTTCGTCGATCTCCGATTGAAAATATTCAAGTTTTAATGCGTTGTAATCATATTTTGTTTGTTGCATATTTAATCATCATTAAATAAAGCTGTCAAATCAATATCACGATTCAAACATTTTATTTCTGCGTCCGGATTTATATTGTGAAATCTTTTTATAATCACTTCGCAATATCTCGGATCAAGTTCAAGCATGAAACATTTTCTGCCTAACTGTTCGCAAGCAATAAGTGTTGAACCACTTCAACCGAACATATCAAGAATATTCTTTTTGTCCGGATTATCTTTTAAAGCCATTCAAATCAATTCAAGCGGTTTCATTGTCGGGTGAACTGTATTTTTTTGCCTTTTACATTCTCGAACGTCTCATCTCAAAGTCTTTTCTCCGCCGAACTTTCAATAATAGAATATAAGTTCGTGCTGTTTAAAATATTTGTCTAAATGTTGTGCCGGATTTACTTTGTTTCGAACGATCATTGCTTTTGGTGGCATTCATAACTCCGTCATCGCTTGTTTGAATAAGTGGGAATATTGCCAACTGCAACAAACATAAGAAGTCTCGCAATATTGCAAAGAGTTTTTAAGGAATTCAACAAATTTTTCGTCTTCCATTTTATCATTCTTGATCGTTCTTTTATCACTCACGCCGGAATATCAAATATTATATGGCGGATCGGTAAAGATCATGTCGATTTCGTTTCAGTCGATAAGTTCGTGAACGTTTTCGATTTTTGTTGCGTCTCCGCACAATAAACGGTGCTGTCAAAGAATAAATAAGTCCCCCCCCCTACGATTTTGGCTTTTTCGTCAACTTCTGGGGCTTCGTCTTCTTCAACTTCTTTTTCTTCTTCGTCGCCGAAATCCAAATCCGGAAATAGTTCTTCAACTGAAAGTTCCAATTCTCAAATGTCAAGGTTTCATAATTCTTGAAGTTCGACTTTCAAATTTTCCATATTCCACGCACTTTCATTCAGTTTATTATCTAATATTCTGAATTTCTTTATTTGTTCGTCCGTTAAATTCTCCGCCCTTACGCATGGAATTTCTTTTAATCATAATTTTTGGCTTGCTTCAAACCTGCCGTGTCAAACAATAATTATATTATTTTTGTCGATCACTAAAGGTTGAAGAAATCAAAATTCACGAATTGAATTTGCGATTCTATTGACTTGTGTTTCATCGTGAATTTTGTTGTTTAATTCATACGGAATAATTTTTTCTATCTTTACGGATTCGATTTTCATTATTCGACTTTCTCATGAAATAAAATGAATCAAAAGATTATTCAACAAATAATCATTGCAATCACATATTTTGATTTATCTCTCCGCTTATGTCCTAAACAAAAGGAAATCCGCGTCGCGAAAACTCGATAAATCGTTATAAGTAAATATTGAAACATGGTCTTTTGATTAAATATCTAAATTTTCTTTCGGATCATAATTCAAGCACTTGTCCTTGTAATAATTCCCCTTAAAAAATTTTAATACTTCGATCAAACTTCTTTTGAAATCTACGTTTAAACAGTTCGAATTCACTGATAATACTTTTAATATTTGTTCGGCGGGCGTGTCGTTTCCATATACTCTATGCCGATTGTCGTGTTCTTTTACGTCTCGGATTTTTAAATTATCTTTGTCGGAATTTCCGCCCCTTGAACTCGGAATTCTATGGTGTTTGTTTACGTCTTTCATTTTTATTGAAATCTAAAATCAAACCGTCATTTTTCTTTCAATATTGTCTTTCGATTTTCCAAATCTTGTTTGATTATCTTTTTCGTTTCTTGTTTTATTTTTTCATCTCCAACCGTTTTTGAATATCGGTGGAAAACTTCAACGTCATTGATTCGTTCAATCTTTAATCCGTGATCAATCGCATTATGAAATATAAAGTCGTCTCAATATCGCAGTTTTAATCTTTCGTCAATCTTTCAGATTTTTTTTCGATTTGATTTTTTTATTGCCCATGCGTGTCATGAAATATTGTTGTCTTTATATCTCAATCATTCTTCGTATGGCGTCCTATAAATCGGGTTGACAATATTGTTTTCCAAATGCTCTTGAATTATTTTATCAAAATTTTTTGAAACTTCAATATCATCATTGATAATAAATATATTTTCATTCGTCGCAAGTTCGAACGCTTCATTCCAAAGTCACGTGATCTTTTTATCTGTCCTTTGAATGAAAATTTTTATCGTTCAATCTTTTTTATTCCATGAATCCGTCAATTCTTGCAGTTTTTCAATTTCGTGTTTCTCCGGTTTATCTAATAAAATCAATAATTCGATTTTGTCTGATTTATTTTCAAGAATGCTTTTGATTGTTTTGTCGGTTCGTTCGGTTCGTTTATAAACCGTCATTGCAATCGTCATCATCGGGTTCATCTTCTACTGAATAAAAGTCGCCGTTTGTGTCGTAATGTTTTAAACAAACTTTTCTATGGGCGAAAATATGAAATCCTTGATATTTTGCACGCTCATGAAATAAAATATCTTCCGAAACTGGTGCATGAACTATTTTTATTGATCCGTCTTTTTCATATTTAAAAATCGGCATAAATCTTGGAAATGCTTTTTCAAGCTCGCACCACGAACCATTTATAAATTGGACATAATGGGCAACTTTAAATTCAAACGGATTATGATTGTATTCTTCCCGCATTTTTTCTAAAACCGCCCTTTTATATAATATAAATCATGTTCAAGTGTTCGCGATCTCGAAAACGTCGTCCGGAACGATTGGCATTCTTTGAAATTGAATATAATTTCTGAATCAATCTTTGTCGGGTTCTCGATCAAATATGCAAAGTTTATGCGGAATTTGTCTTCAACGAATAATTCCACCGATAATATCTTTGTCGGCTTCAAGCAATAGCTTTAAAGCGTCTTTCTCCGGTGCGTTGTCATCGTCGCAAAACAACAAATAATCAAATCATTCGTTGAGTGCGATTTTTATTGCGTAATTTCTCGCAACGTGAACCATTGTCCTTATTAAAACTTTTTCTTCCAGCTCGTATCAATCCGGAACAATTAAATTGTCAATCGCTTTTCTTACTTCGTCATGAATTTCTCATGTATAGCAAGGAATGACAAGAAGAATTTTTTTATTCATCTTTTTTATCATTTGATAAAATATCTATGCAAGAATTGAAAACAAATTCAGCAACAAGAGAAACGACCTTTTTTATCGTTTCTCCTTGCGGTGTGTTTTCTTGTTCTCAAAAAGAATTTTTATACATTTCTGAAAACTGATCTTTAATTTTATCTTTATTTTCAGTTAAATATAATATTGCGTCAACGTGCTTTGACGCTTTCGCTTTTTCTATAAGTTTTGCTATATCTCACATTTTGAATTTTTAAAATGGTAAAACTTCTTCGGCTTCTTTTTCGTCCGGCGTTTTTACGGCTGTGATTTTTCGTCCGCGAATCGTGTTAAATATTCCGCCCTTTTCAGTTTTCTTACATGAAATTGAAAAGTTTACGTCGTAAATTCCACCGACTTCCATTGATCCGGCAAGAATTAACTTGTCGTTTGAAAAATCAATTGCGATAGTGTTTGGAAATTCAACTTCCGGCTCGACTTCAACAAATATTAAAGTCTGCTTTTTGAATTCGTTCTCTCATTCTCCGAATGTTTGAACTTCCATTTTTTCTTTTAATTCTCATCTAATTTTCATGATTTTTTATAATTATTGAATAAAAACTTTAAGAATTTTTCGTTTGATCGTTTGCTTCGATCAATCGAGTTTAATTTTGAGTTCGGTTTCGTGCTTTCTTTATAAATCGATTGGCGTGTTATTCCGAAATATTGACAAATATGTTTCATTCAAACACGCTTTCAAAATCAAGGGTATTCACGAATAAACTCTTGGTGTAATTGTCTTATTTTTTCAACTGGTTTCATTTTTTATAATTTATTGTCTAAATATAACAATCATTGACGGAAATGGTGCTGAATTTTTGCTTCAACCAAATTTCAAGCGTCATCTTATAAAGCGAATTTCGGATTTTTTCCAAATAAAATCGTGAAATCGGCTTGTGTCCGTTCTTGCGGGTAAAAGCATAACGACCACCCCCCCCCTTGTGAAATACGCCTTTTGAACTCGGTTTTTGATTTCGCGTCAATATGGCGGGTTGCAAAAGACGTTTTGATTGTCTCGCGATTTTGAAAGTCCGTCATCTTCTTTCGTGAAATATTTCTCACATTTCGCATTCTCCGGCGTAGCACAAGGATCAAGATTAAATTTGAATTCGTTGTTTAATTTATCGAAGAAATCTTGTGGTGTGGCTCGCATATCTGTTTTACTCGTAAACATTCAAGAATTAAGCATTCTATTTTGGCGTAATAACTAAACTATGCGAATAAGTGACACTTGCACCGTCAACATTTTCTCCGTTCGCGATTTTATCTTTAATCGCTTTTTTATCAATCACGATTTCAACTTTTTCTTTCTTGAATTCGTTCGGAATTTTGCTTTCGTCTTCAATAACTAATGATCAAGGATTCTTTTTTACTGTAAATTTCTGAAACGTGAATTCAATTGATTTCAATTGGTTTTGCAACATTCAATTCATAATGTTTGCTTTCATTTCGCTTTCTTTTTTCTCTAATTCTGC